GTCGGCTGGTCGTTACCAACCGAAATGGTGTTATAGATGTTAGCCATGCTGGCTACAGTGATTGCACCATTCTGATTGACTTCAGTGGACTTCCACCACGAGTTGCCTGCGGCAGTCGGGTCGATTCCACCAAGGGTCACGCCGGTTCCACCGACAATGTTGGCTAGACCGTTCCAGTCCTTGCCGCTGTTGCCACTTGCATCAGCCCAGAACATGGTGTTCATGTTCTCGATGATGGTTTCCTGCGTCTGGAAGATCTTGCCTTCCAGCAGGTCGATGATCTGAGCTTCACCGTTGTTCTTGGCTTCCTCGATGCCCGAAATGGTCACCGTGGCCGCATACTGTCCCCAGTCGTACTCAGCCGCGCTAATACCCGTCTGAGCCGTAATGTCAATAGTATCCGTGCCACTGTATGAACCAGCGGTCGAGTTGGTCCCGTAAATGATCGGGACGACGATCTTCGCTCCACCACTGATCCGACGAATGGTCTGCCCATTCGTCAGAGCGTAGAACAACGGCCTTGCGCTGAAGATGTTATCTGTCAGCTTGGGGACATAGTTCCGTAACGTGGTGGTAAGAATCTCATCAAAAGAGCTGTTACCAGCCATAAGTTTCTCACCCCCCTAAGGGTTTGTTAGGTGCCGTGTTGCTTCTTGGCGAGAGCGAACGCTTCCCTCAGCGAAGACGGCTTCCCCTCGGAACCACCATCCGACACGACGGCCCCCGCCTGGGTGCCGCTGCCGCTCGCCACCTTCGTGGCGTCGCGTTTCGCGTCGGTGATCTCCTGGTCCTTCTGGAGCTTCTCAGCCGTGTCCGCCACTTCCCCGTACTTCATGTGCGTGAAAGCGGCATCCAGGTTGGGAATCCGATTCGTCAAAGCATGTCGGAACAGCTCTGCCGTGTCGAAATCGCCGTACTTCTTCTTCAAGTTGTGAACTTCGCGCTCTAAAGCCTGTTGTCTGTTTGTCTGCGCCTGCCGCTCCACCTGGGCCTCAAGATGCGCTAGCCGCTTCGTCGTCGGATCCTCCTCGACACCGTCCGAATAGTTCGGTTCGGTAGCCGGTAGGGTGTCCGTCACGCCGAAAGCCGACGAAAGCGCCGCAATGGTGCCTGCTGGATCGGTTTCCAAAGCTGAAGCAATCGCCTCAGCCTGCTGTAAACGCTGACGTTCTTCTGCCAGTTCCTGCGTCTTGCGGGTGTAATCCGCCTGGCGCTGGTAACCGTCTTGAAGCTCTGACAGGCTGACCTGCGACTCCTCCCCGCCAACCTTGACGGTGTAGACATCTCCAGGTTCTGTTATTGCTTCTGATGAAACCTCTGGGGTGTCCGCCGCAGCGGATTCCGTTGCTTCCATGTTTTCTTCGGGCACTTCATGTCCCTTCTGAGGGAGTCCTGTACGGTTGCTCCTATAAGGTAAATCACGCTGTCCCACATGACGGGGTTACAGCGAAGGTAGTTCAAGCCCCATTGGAGCGAAAGCCCCTCCTGGCGGTGCCCCAGGGGGCGGCATGGGGGATGCCGGCGCCCTGGTTGGTTCCTGAACCCCGCCAGGGGGAGCGGCGGGTGGGCCTTCGGGGCCTCCCGCCTGCGGTCCAGCCTGGGGTTGTATCAGGAACCGTTCAGGATCCTTAATGTCGAAACCGGTCTTGAGAACGTGAGCGGCCAACGCCTGCGGGTCGATTACGGTGCCCACAAGCGGACCCATGGCATTGAGTAGCGACACGGCCTGCTGTTTACGAATCGTGTCATTCAACGGCTGCGTTGAACCCGCCTCGACGCTGTAATCGTACTCGCCGACAATGTCCTCACGACTGAACGGCACGAACAGATCGGTCGGGGCGTTCGGCACACGGGCCGTCGACTCGCCAGTCATGAACTGTTGCAACAACTGGATGACACGCCGGCCGATTATCCCTATCGACAGCTCCACGGTGGCGAGCTTGTCCGACGCCCTGGCATTCTGGGCATCAGCAATAATCGACGCCTCAGTCGCTGTGCGGCGAATCTCAGGCATCGCACCCCTGGCGTACTCCGAAATCCCCGACACCGTGTTGATGTCCGTTTCAATGATCTCGCTGTAGGCATAAATCTCGGGCGAAATCGGTATCTGCGGCATCGGAATGACAACCTCCGACAGCGGCTTGTTCTCATCCACCACAGGAACCATGCGGCCATCCTCGTCAGACTCAAGAGCCTCACGGCCCTCAGGTCCAAACGACCGCTCATGGAACAGATATTTGCGGGCATACCGCTTACGGTCATTCATCAACTGTGAACGCGTCTTGTCGAGTTCAAGCTGCAACGACTCGATGGCTTCCAAATCGCCCATCGGGTAGAAGAAGTCGGGAACGTCATAGTTGCGGAGCATCACAAACGGCTGCCCATACGCATACGGCATCGGCATCGGATTGACCAGGAACTCGTCAGACGTTTCCCCCCACACCGACAGGGTGTTGGAACGGATGTCGTAATACTCCCAGATCGTCACCCGTTCCTCGTCGAACAGGTACTCCTTGTTGTCAAGATACTGGGCGGCATACATGGGGTTCACACCCCCATCGGCCGTCAACTGCTTCCGCACCGAAGGCCGGTACCGCTTGTCGTTCTGAGCCTCCTCCAGGGGGCGGACAATCTTCTGGGCAATCCAGGTGAGGTCATCCATGCAGGTCGCCTCAGGATCGACATAAATGTCGAACGGGGAAACCCGCTCCACGAACGGCTGATCCTCCACGACCATCATCGCCGTCTGTGGGACGTTCGCAGCCATCTCATCATCAGTGGGGAGACCACCGGCCAAAGCCGGCGCCTCAGCAGCAAACGCATCCACCTCCGAAATGGCCTGATCGAGCATTTCCTGCTGCTCGGCATCCGACAGCGACATTTCCTGCTCGACGAACTTCCAACCCACCTTGACCCAACCATGGCCGAAGATCAGAAAATCCTTCACAGCCCGACGGAACGGAGTACGGAAATCGTGATGCCGCCACATATGGTTCACGACCGCTTCCACAAACGCAGCCCTGTCACTATTCTGAGGCTCATTAGCGGAAACAACAATCTTCGGATGATTCACCGACACCGACGGGGCGATCACATTCACCGTCGAAAACGACAGATTCACCGCAATCAGGTCACGATTCGCCGTCGTAGTCCGAGGCCAGTGCCGGCCACGATACAAATCGTTCAGCCGGCGCCAAGTCTCATCGAGACCCTCCTGGTCGCGCCAACGACGCGCACGATCAATGCGCTGCCGGTACTGATCCAGGGTTTCGCTACGAGTCTTACGAGGCATCAGAACATCGCCTTCTCGGAAAGCCTTTCAATGTTGCGGCCCTGAGACTTCGCCTCAGCGAACCGCTTCTCGTCAACTTCACGTTTCGTCAGGTGCTGCTCATCGGGCATCAACGCACGCGACCGCCAACCCGCCTTCGTGTCGACACGCAACGTCAAGAGCTTCTGACGCCACTCCCACAGGTCTTCGAGTTCATCCGAACCCAAAGGCCCCCGAAGAGATTCCGTATATGAAACGAAATCATCAAACGTCGCATCAGGTGGCAGAACCGCCACAGTTACGGACGCTTAGTGTGCGGAGCTGCGTTATGGCCCTTCAGGTCAGGCTGCGGCTTCCCAGGCTCAACCTTGCCGACAATGCCGTGCTGGTTGACCGGCGTGTCACGCACCGAGGTCTCACCGTAGCCGCCAGTCTGATTGGCGTACTTCGGGTCGCCAAAGCGCTGCTTCGGCGAGTTAGGAGCCGCCGGCTCCCAAATCGGGTTAGACACGACAGAACCACCACGCTCCATCTTGTTGTTCTGACCCTTCGCTCCATCAACCGTCTGCGACGCTGAAGTGTGCGAAACAAACCTTGCCATCTGATAACTCCTTGTAGGGATCCCTACTTAGACAAATACGGTGTCCCACGCACCGTCGTTCCACCGATCCGCAAATCGTCACCCACAGCACCAGAACGATCCGCCAAACGGGCAAACCAGTCCACAGTCCAGTAGTCGTCGACCTTCTGCACAAACTCAGGCGCATACGCATACTTCCGCATCTGATTCGCCAAAGCCAAAGCAATCACACGATCATCGTAAGGCGACCCCGACATCGACCCCCGCTCATTGCGGACAAACGTCCGCAACTCCGCAATCGTATGACGGTCATAAATCGTCAACTCGTTGTTCCGCAACGCCATTGACAAATCGTCAATCATCAACGGCTTCGTCGTCCGAGTCGTCTTCCACCCAAACTCCTGAGACACCTTAGAAGTCGCCTGATTCAACGAACGGCGCCGAAACAGATTCGGATACCCCAACTGGCGCAACATCGTGATCGTCGTCAACCCATGATTATTCGACTCGACGCAACACAAAGCATCCCGATACCAAAGCCCCAAAGACAAAACCTCATCAGCCAACGCATCAGGCGGAATATGCCCATGCCACGCAGCGACCAGCTCCCCCGTGTTCAAATCCAAAACATGGGCGCACGAATAATCGCCATGGCCCAAACCCTCAGCCGTATCCACCCCCATCACATAGCCGTGCTGCGGATGCGGATGCACCCACACCTCCAGGCTCACCGTCGGAACTCCACAGCCCTAGCCGACACCTTGTGCAAATACCCCGACTCGCCAAACCTGACATGGCGACTCATCTCCTCCAACAAGTCCAGGTCGAACACAGGATTACCCGACTTGACAAACGCCTCCTCAGGCGTCGTCGGATACTCCTGAGCGAGCTGCCACGGCAACATCGACTGCTTCTTCTCCGCATACCAGGCCGGCCCCCGATCCTCGGTGGCCGACCAGGGAAAAAACATCGGTTCAAACTTGTTCGCACCAGTCGTGGCACCCACCCACAGCCCGTGAAAGAAGTTCCCCGACCCATTAGCGGTCGACAAGCCGATGATGCGACCGCCAACATCGGCAACCGGCTCTATAGAAGCCCACGCCTCCTCAGCGTTCGGGAGGAACGCCCACTCGTCAACCACAACCAACGTAGCCGACTCGCCCCTGGCAGGATCAGAAGCCGAAGGCATCGAAGCGATCTGGCTCCCATTCGCAAACCCCATCTTCTGCTGATGCTCAATCAGCGACTTCGGCCCACGATCCAACATCCACCTCGGCATGTGGGAAAACCCGTACTTTGACTTACGCAACAACAACACCGATTCACGCTCAGTACGAGACAAATCAATAATGTTCTGATCAGCGTGAAAAAACGCCAACCAAAACTGGTGAGCAGCAACCAACGTCGTCCAACCAATCTGACGGGCCTTCAACGACAACGAATAACGATGCTCCCCCCAATGCTTCAAAGCCTCCGCCTGGGCCTTCCGCAACTTGAACAGAATGCGCCCCTCAGCAGGATGAGCTATAT